GGGTTTAGCAATTGCACCGTAGGTAAGCATGAGGTTGCCACGCGGGTCATCCAATCCTTTTCGCAGACCCGCGACTGAGAATGATTGGCAAGGTGTTCCTCCGACCAAAAGTTCAACTGACTCAAGATCCCACTCCTCAAATTTAGTCATATCCCCTACATTGGGAACAGATGGGTAATGATGTTTCAAAACTTGGCTAGGAAACTTTTCAATTTCCGAAAATGCCACAGGCTCCCAACCCATGTGATGCCAAGCAACCGTTGCGGTTTCAATGCCAGAACAAACAGATAGGTATCTCATTGTTCATTCTTAATTCGCAACCAAACCAAGACTTCTTCCCAACTAAGAGGTGTTTCACCAAAATCAGGCTCCCGCAACCCAAATGATGTGTAATCAATCCTCATGCGACCTTGACCGATGCCCGCATAACGGCGCTCTTAAACTCTTGAGGGTGGGTAAACTGGCTCTCATCGATACCCAGCTCGTGAGCCTTGGCCTGTATTCCGGGCCAAGTCTCGTGCCATTCCTTGCCTTGAACCACTCCCGGCAGGGTAACCTCAAGCTCGTCAGACCACCTCTCTTGGCGTAAAAACGTGGCTGGGTATGGTACGAACTGACCGTCATTCTTGCGCCATTGGTCTGACCGGCATTGAGCCTGTATCGCCTCTAGTAGCTCCGCAAGGGGTGGACGGATCTGGTCGGTCTGCTTCCAAGCCTTCCTCGCGTCACCCTTGGCAACCTTCTTGGGGTATGCCTTCCAAAAGGTCTCAAAGTCAGTCATCTTCGCGCTCCCGTATGGACTTCGCAGCCTCTTTACTGACGTACCCGGCTAACTTGGCGCACTCGGCTCGCTCGTACTGGACGGCCTTCTTGATGGCCTTGACCATGATCTCGGAGGCGCTCTGCTTAACGTCCCCGATGACAACCTCTAGCATCTTGGCTATCTGGGCATCTGAGGCCGTCCAAAGCGGTTTAATCAGGTCTCCCTGAGTGCGGATCATCCCAACCGAGATGGCTAGGTGTTCTATATCGTCACGGGTCATTTTTTTTGCCTTATCTGAGCTGCCAGTTCAAGACCAACCTCCCGGTAGTCCCGGTCATAATCCTCGACCTCGGCCTCAATTTCACGGGCGCAAACCTCGCGGGTCTGGGCCTCGACTAGGTTTGATAGAGCCATCAGGAACTCGTCAGGACTCAAGCCCTGCGGGACTTTTGCGATTAAATTGCCTACGTTTTCTGTATCCATGTCTGAAATACTAGGGCTTTTAGAAACTGTTTGCAAGTCCTTATCGACCAAAGACCGACCAACTAGCAAAAACAGGTTTTTGCCAGACTTACATGGAGATGTATCCCGTAACAACGGTACTCTAGGTAGCCATGCCCACTACTAGACGGATATAGCGGGTGTCGACCCCGGCTCCGTGGCTACTTATTCCACGGCCTCTATCCCATCCCCGCCTTCTACTTTGCTGGCGTTTCGCGCAGTCGGAAATGGAAAAACCCTTTAGTGGAGACTTGGGCTTGACAGGCCAGCATCGGGCTCAGACCAACGATGACTACAAGCCCCCACTAAAGGGTTCTAGGTACTACGTCTGAGCCAAACACCGGAGCGTCACTTCCGACCACTAAATTGTATACGGTTTCCAATACCTCCCAAGATAGATTAACCCCACAAGTTGTAGGAGAATATCAAATAATTGATAAAAGGTGTTGACATGGGCAGTAAACAGTTTACTATTCATATCACGGTCACTTGATCGTACTAACCGGAGAGAATAAATGAAACAAATTGGACAAGGCAAAAAAGAATACATAGTTGTGCGTCAATACGATTCAAACTGCAAACCAATTTGCACGCTCCCATTAACAATTAAACAAGCTTGCCAAGCAGTATTGGAGTTTGAGCGTTTAGGATACGCAATAGTTAAGTTGGAAAAAGTTGAGCCAAACTTACAAACCGCATAATTAACCGGGGGCTTCGGCCCCCTTACCGGAGAGAATAAATGACCCAAGTATTTCAGCCCCAAGCAGTACAAATCATTAAAACAGTTGCTCAACAGTTTGGCATCAATAATCCATTTGAAGTTTATGACGATGCCTTAATCAATAGACACATTGAAGTAGCAAATAGACCAGCTCCGCAACGTAGGGACAACAACCCAACTGCTAATTTCATTTGCTTAGTTGAAATTGAGTTTGGGATTGATCCCGGTGATCCCCACGAAAATCGTGAATACGAAATCTATTTACGCGGTTAAACTAACCGGGGGCTTCGGCCCCCACTATCGGAGAGAATAAATGACAACATCACCCGCTTGGTCAATATACAGAGACGATCCAGTTGACCATGTCCTCAGAGTAACAACCCCTCAAGGCCACTACCACCAATGCGTTCATTGCAAGGGTCGCATCTTTACGTCTGACCATGACTGCCTTGAGCGTTTTATCACCAACCACCAAGACTGTGAGGCAACGAAATGACTGACGCAGAACATCACCAGCAAGAACTTGAGCAGCAAGAGCAAGAAGAAAAGATAACTATTCAGCACCTAGACCTGATTGCTTACAAGTGTCTTGGTGTAGCCCAAGCAGTTCGTGATTTAAGTTTTATGCGTGACCCGGAGTCGTTTGAGAAGTCTAGAGCCCGCTTAATTGAGCTGGCAACTGAGTTTGATAATCTAAGGAGAAAGTACGATGAGCAAAGCACCAAGCACTAAGATTGACAAAGTAGCGCACCACTTAGTTACCAAGAAAAAAATCACTAGCTGGGAGGCGATTATGTTGTACCGCGCTACACGCCTAGCCGACATTATTTTTAACTTACGTAATGAGGGATGGTTGATCAACACCATAATGCTTCAGAACGATAAGACCCGTTACGCAGAATATATTTTAATTAAGGCGGGAACCAAATGACTAAAGACGAATTTGGTGATTTAATAGGTGGCGCTCTACTTGCGCTAGTAGCAATAATGGCAATGTTTATCTAAGGAGAATAACTTGAGTGCATATAGCAAACTGATGGATGCCCGGATAGCCCTGCAAAACGCTAGTCTTAAAAAATCGGGCAAGAATACTTACGCAGGGTATTCGTACTTTGAGTTGGGTGACTTCCTGCCCGCGATCCAATCTATATTCCATGAGAAAAAGTTAGCGGGCGTTGTGTCCTTCGGACTTGACCTTGCGACCCTGACTATCGTGGACTTAGAAGATGGCTCAGAGATCAAGATAACTAGCCCTATGTCCTCGGCAGCTCTCAAAGGTTGCCATGAGGTGCAAAACCTTGGCGCGGTTCAGACCTATATCCGCAGATACCTTTGGGTCTCAGCTTTGGAGATTGTCGAACACGATGCAATCGACTCTGCCCAACCAGTAGAGCCCAAGCCTAAACGTGCTACCAAGTCCAAGGCAGAGCTTGTGAAGTTGATCAATGAGGCATCTAGCCCTGAGATCCTCTCAGTCTTTTGGAAAGCTCTGAGCCCGGAGGAGCGTGAGTTGGTTAGGACTGAGGCCGCGCACAAGGGCGCAGAACTAAAGGGGGCTAAAGATGCGTGAGGCCAACCCATTCCAACTTGATGGCAACTGGTGGAACGCCCGTCTGGGCAAGCTCACGGCCTCGCGTATGGCGGCGGCTATGAACTTCCTAAAGTCTGGGAAAGAGTCCACGGAACGCGAGAATCTACGCTATGAGATTGTGGCTGAACGGATTACCAATACCTTTGCGGACAAGTACACCACCTCTGATATGCAATGGGGGGTGGAACAAGAGGCCGCAGCTAAGGAAAGGTTTGAGTCTGTGACCGGCCTGATAGTCACGGACACCCCGTTGATTGACCATCCAAGTATTCCCTTCTTGGCCTGTTCACCGGACGGATTCGTGTCGGACGGGTCGCTCATAGAAGTTAAATGCCCCAAAACTAAGACCCACATGAAGTACATCGCCAACCAAGAAGTCCCTGCGGAATACAAACCTCAGATGACCCTTCAGGCGGCGGTCACGGGTAAGGCGGTCTGGTTCGTTTCCTACGACCCGCGTATGGGTGAGGGCAAGGATCTGTTCATTAAGAAGTTCAAACCCACCCCGGAAGAAATAAAGGTGGTCGAGAGAGCGGCAGAGCAGTTCTTGGCTGAGTGTGAGGCGCTGTTTGATTTCTACAACAACAAAGCAGTTTATTTCGATAAGGATTAAAAATGTTACTAATTGGATTGGCAAGAATCGGTAAAGACCCAGCAATTCGTTATACCGGTGATGGGAAACCTGTAATGGATCTATCGTTGGCTATGGACTACGGTAAAAAGGGTGCGGACGGCAAGCGGCCTACGCAATGGATTAGCGCGACCATGTGGGGTGACCGCGTGGAGAAGCTCCAATCTCACCTAATCAAGGGCCAGAGCCTCTTTGTGACCTTGTCTGAGCCCCACCTTGAGGAATACAAGCGCAAGGACGGAACCACGGGTACTTCGCTCAGGGCGCGGTTAAATGAGCTGGAGTTCGCTGGAGCCCCGCGAGACAAGGTGCGCGAGGAGACGAAAGAAAACTTTGACTCCACCGGCCTAATTGATGACGTGCCTTTTTGAGGAGGTTTTATGGAAGATATTTCGTCACTAATTATTAAGCTCGACCTGAACCTGTCAGAACTAAAACGCCTAACTAGAACCCCGGCGTTTAGCGATAACGAAAAAATTACGCAAATTATTTTGGATATGCGCTGGCAGTTATCGCAAGCCCTGACCTCAATCGGAAAATCAGATGCCGAACAGGATTAAGTGCTGGGCTCTTAAGGATTCAAGAGGCCGCTACGTTCAGATAGAACATGGTGCGATGCCACAAGAAGCCTTCAAGAACTTGACATTTAGAACCCAGCGGGCGGCTAATGAGTGGCTGGCTAGGAACTTGTACTGGTACTACAAGGCCAAACCAGTTCAAGTAATAGTCAATATTAAGGAGGTAGGTGAACCATGACTTTCGTCTCTCACTTAGTCGCTGCCGACATTTGGTTTTTTATTTTGTGGATGATTGCGATGATCGCGATGGTCTGCTTTGTTTGCTCACAAAAGGAAAAAAAAGATGAAAAGACTACTGATAGTTCTCGCCCTGACAGGGTGCGCCACCACAAACCCCGGGGACTATAGCGTTACCCCACCGCCTCAGA